ACAGCAAGTTTAATAATGGTTCCGTTGAAGGACAACAGCGGTAACCTTAATGGCATTGATTTAAATGCCCCACTTCCAGTTTGGAATGATTTAGTAAATGATAGTGACGCGTCAAAACGTTGGTTTCCATTACCAGCTTTTGAAAACGTAGAATTGCCAAAAGCGGATTCTCAGTTTGAAGAAGCAAATAGCGGTAGAATGGCGTTTTTACGTCAAGGTAAAAGAAGCTTCTCAGGAGAGCTTTGGGGTGACGATAGTACACCAACACTATTAGACAAATTAAACGCTGGTAGATGTGTTAATTTTGGTATCTATATCGTAGATGTAAACGGAAACTTGATTGGTTCAAAAGTGGATGGTTATTTATACCCAATTCCTGTTGACGAACAATCTTGGAATCCAGTATTTATGTTTGCAACTGATTCAACGGTACAAAAAATCATGTTAGGTTTTGACTTTGATAGATTATTCAACGAAGGAACAATGTACATGATACAATCCGATGAAGCTGGAATTGACTTTAACAGCTTATCAGGATTGATTGACGTTAATATGGTTGAAGTTTCACAAGTTACTTTGGAGCAGTTGGTATTTACAGCTTCATTTGACTATGGAACAGCGTTGAATCCAATCGTTCTTCAAGGTGCTGTCTTAGGTGATTTCGATTTGTATAATAATACAGCTGGAGCGACAGCAATTATTGACGCTTTGAACGAAGGTCCTACTGGAACTTATACGATAACGCAAGTATTAGGTGGTCCAAATGAGTTTATTCCTGGTGATTCATATACTCTAACACTTAAAAAAGATGGTTTTATAGGTTCGCTTACCTTTTTAGCGGCTTAATAATTCCTTATTTCTATCTCAAAAGGGGAGCGACTTTGGTTGTTCCCTTTTTTTATGTAATTAAAGGGCTTCAACGTCCTTTTTTTTATTCAATTAAGATAAAGTGTATTATATGGATTAATTTTGCTTTATGGAGGCGTTAATTAATAAGCTTACAGCAATAAAAACATGGCTTAAACCAGAAAATATATGGTTAAATGTTTTCGCAAAACCACAAATTCGTAATTTTATCATAGTTACTTTGATTCAAGAAGAACAGCTATTTAATCAAGGTATTGATGAAACTGGCGCGCCTATTACCAATGCAGACAACGGAAGAACGACATACTCAAAACTTACGGAAATGCTCTCAGGGGGACGGAAAAAGGAAGGTGAACACTATACATTACTTGATAGTGGAGACTTCTATAAAAGCATGGTAATAGTATTAGGAACGAATTTTTTTGAAATAGATGCCGACCCAATTAAAGACAATGATAACTTATTTACAAAATTCGGTGAAGGCATTATTGGTCTTACCGAAGAAAGCAAGGAAAAACTTAGATTCCGACTTAAAAGTGAATACCAACGAGAAGTTGAACGGATATTTTCTCAGTATTGAGGAACTTCCATTATATAACTGGATAAAATGTACTAATGGTGAGAAAAAATATGTAAGAAAAAGCAAAGAAGGTAATGAAAAAAACGATAATGAAGCGTGGGAAATTATTTACAATGAATACTTAAAAAAATATGGTTTGCAAAAGTCATATAAAAGATACATTGAACAGCTTAAAAAAGTAGTAAATGCGGAGTTGGATTTTGTAATTAAGGGAGATAGGTTTAAATTGACAATATCGGAAATGGAAGCGCAAAAAATGAAGTCAATGCTTAATAACATGAATTATGGAATGAGTATTGAACAAACTTTAATTCATTTAAGTAAGTGGATAGGATATTTCATTAAAACAAAGGAAATTAGCGTTGTAGAGTATTTTAATTTATTAAACGAGTTCGAAAGAAGTAATAAAGCAGAACATGGCAAAAAAGATAAGCAGTAGGGATTTATTTGAAAAAGAAGATTTATTTAAAGGTGTACGTGATAGCGCAGACCAAACAATAACCAAATTAACTCAGTTAAAAGATGGAATGATTAAAAGCGCTCAGGAAATAAAAACAGCTTTTGGAAGTCTTAAATTAGATAATTTGAAAGACTTGGAAAAATTTGTTCAATTAGCTGAAAAATCAAATAAAATAACTCAGCAATCCTTACAAATAGACAAACAAAAAAAAATTGCTACTGACCAAAAGAAACAAAGCGAAATACAACTTTTAAAGATTGAACAGGAAAAAGAAAAATTAAAACAACAACAAATGAGAACCGATAAAATGGTTACTCAGGAACAAGAGCGACAAACTAAACAAGCTGAAAAACAGAAGAAATTAGCACAAGACCAAGCAAATGCCTATAAGAGATTAGAAAAAAATACTCGCGAATTAAAAAATCAAAGTAAACAATTAGGAGCGCAATTATTAGAGCTTGAAAGCAAAGGAAGAAAAAATACTAAGCAATATAGAGATTTAGCTCAAACTTATAAACAGGTAACTAAGGCAGCACAGCAAGGAGACGTCCAATTAAAGAAACTTGACAAAACAGTAGGTGACAACTTTAGAAACGTAGGAAACTATAAAAGCGCACTTGGAGGTCTTACAACAGCTTTAGGAAGTCTTGGAGTTGCCTTTGGGGCTGGTGCAATTGTGCGAAGCACTTTTGGAATTATAGCAAATTTTGACCAAGCACAAGCCGATTTGGCGGCAATATCAGGAAAAACAAAAGATGAACTGGCTGGACTTACAGCACAAGCGAAAGAGCTTGGAGCAACAACTCAATTTTCGGCAACTCAAATAACCGAAATGCAAACCGAGTTGGCAAAGCTTGGTTTTAGTACGAATCAAATTAGTGAAAGTACGGCAGACGTTGCCAATTTTGCGGCGGCTACTGGAGCCGACATACCACGTGCGGCGGCATTGGCTGGTTCAGCTTTACGAGGATTTGGTTTGTCAGCTTCGGAAATGCAAAGAGTTGTTTCAACTTTAGGAGTGGCGACTACAAAGAGTGCGTTGGACTTTTCTAAATTAGAAGCTTCATTAAGTACGATTGCGCCAGTTGCCAATTCATTTGGATTTTCAATTGAAGATACTACGGCTTTACTTGGAGTATTATCTAATGCTGGTTTTGACGCGTCAACCGCGGCTACGGCAACACGAAACATTTTATTAAAATTAGCCGACGCAAATGGAGAATTGGCACAGGAATTAGGCAGACCAATAACAAGTGCCGACGAATTGGCTGGAGCTTTAAAAGAACTTGAGGCAAGAGGAACAGACTTAGGAAAAGCTTTGGAATTGACTGATGTTAGAAGTGTGGCAGCGTTCTCCACATTCATGAAAAATGCAGATTCAATTAAAGAATTAAAATCTGGAATTACTGATGTAAACGACGAATTGGAAGCAATGGCTAAAAAACGTCTTGACTCAGTAAGCGGTCAATTAACATTATTACAAAGTGCATGGGAAGGATTTATATTAGGTACAAATGATTCAACTGGAGCAAGTGATAAATTAAAAAAAGCTATTGGATTTTTAGCTGAAAATCTAAGCACCATTATGGATATTGTTATTCGATTAACTCGATTTTGGGTTGTTTATAAAACGACCACAATTGCGGTAAATCAAGTTAATAAATTGATGGCTATCAACTTCAAAGCAATCGGAAGAAGCATAGCGGCATTAATACCAGGTACAAAAGCCTATCAAGTTCAAATGAGAGCTTTAAGCATACAAACAAAAGCTACAACAACGGCAACAAAAGCGGCAACCGTAGCCACCCAAACTTTAAGCAGAGCAATGAAGGCAACCCCATGGGGTTTAGTAATTGGAGCGGCGGTGGAACTTTATTATTGGTTATCCGATACAGATGAAGCGACTAAAGATTTAACCGAGTCAACAGATGAATTAACCGACGCACAACAGGAGTTAGCCGATGCCCAAGATAGAGAAGCAGAAATGGTAGCGGAGGCAACGAGTCGGTTTGTTGGATTAATTGAAAAATTGAAACAAACCAATGCTGGTAGTAAGGAAAGAATAGATTTGATTAAACAAATTAATTCAGAGTATGGAACAACATTACAAAATTTAAAAGATGAAATAGGATTCCAAGCGCAATTAAATCAAGCGGTAGCCGATTATATTACATTTCAAAAAATTAAAGTAAAAACTCAATTAAATGAGGAAAAAGTAACAAACATTATTAAAGACCAAGTAAAAGAAACGGATAAAATTACAAAGGCAGTAGAAGCCTTTAATTCGGCACAAGATGAAGCCAATAAATTGACAGCGGAACAAATCGACTTATTTAAGCAAACTGGAGAGTTACCACTTTCGTATGAGGCAGCATATCAAAGTTGGAAAAGGTCAGCGGCATTATTTTCAGACCAAGCGGTTCAATCTGGTGATTTTGACTATATTAATTTTGAAGACCCTAATACTGGAGAAACGGTACAAGTGGCAGTTCCTAAAGCCACTGTAAGTGTAGGACAAGCAGACGCTCAGGAGGGAATGCAATCAACTATAAACTATCATCAACAAAAAGCGGAAAGTTATGAACCATTAATTGAAATAGGAAAAAGAATAGTTGAGCTAAATAATGAGTTGAATGAAAATGCCATGGATGCGATTAAATTACAACAAGAGGCTGGAAAATTCAAGTATAAAGCTCCAACAAATGCCTACACCCCAAGACCGTCAAAAGGCGACACCAAGACGGCAAGAGAATATAAAACTGAATTAAAAGGAATAAATTATTATTTAGATAGGCAAAATGAATTATTATTTAAGTATTATGAAATCCAAGCAAAAGCAGGTATTCAAGCAACAGATAGGGATATAAAAGCAGAATTTGATAAGCAAATAAAAAGTATTCGAGATAGAGGAACTTTTGAATCAAAGCAATTAAATGCTCTTATAGAACAAAAAGCACGACAAGAAAAGGCGTATTTGGAGCAAAAAGAAATATACGAAATTCAAGCTTTAAAAAGAAGTTTTGAAAGAGAAAAAGCAAAACGTCAAAAAGATTTAATGGTTGAAGCGGCTAAATTAAAATTATCGGTTTTAAATAGCCAAGAATCAGACAAAAGAAAATTGGAGCTGACTATCGAAATAGATAAAAATTATCAGGAACAAAAAGAGAAATTAGCAAAACAAGATGAAAAAAGAAAAGCAGATTTAGACCAAGAAATTATTAACATAGAAACTCAAACACAAAAAGAAATT